CGGAGAATCTCCATCAGACACGAGTGAAGCTCTTATTGCCGTAATAGATACGGAAATGGCGTCATTTCCTCTTCCAGAGAAAGGAAACAGGTGTTTTTCAAGATTAATAGACCCAACGGAAGATTTGCCAGTTACTGCATATATGAAAGAACCTGTATGTTTGCCTGATTCTGGCATCCTTTCTTCTGTGGCGTATTTTTCAGCAGAAAATATGGAACACTATATTGCCACAGCTTCACGAATGATTCGCATTTTACAAGATCAGGGTTCATCTCTTATTTTGCTGCCATGTTGTGGAAAAAATGAAGATGTAGATAATATAACTCGCCAAATTCGACCTTTGCTGAATCCAGATGTGGTTGTATGTGTAAGTGGCTCTTTAGATGCAGACGGCCACAAAAAAAAGGCAGCTGTAGCTTTTTCGCAAAACAACACGTATGGTCCGGTTTTCTTGGATAATTCATGCCGCCCTGATATTTTTTCTACAGAAGTGGGACGTTTAGGCCTCCTTATTGGAGATGAAATGTTTCTTCCTGAAGTTGCAAGGTGCATGATGTTGGATGGGGCCCAGATGCTTCTCTGGTGCGATTCAAGACGTTATGCCATGACTGAAAAAGTGGCACGTTGTCGTGCTGCCGAGAATAGGGTTTTCCTCATGCGTTCAGGAACAGGAGAAGATGAAGATAACTCTTTTATTGTATTGCCGACAGGAGCGATTAGTGCCGCTACTGTTCCAAAAGTAGAACAGGCAGTCTCAACATATTGCCTTTTGGCAGAGGCATACAGCAAAACGGTAGTGCCGGGCACAGATGTTGTAAGAGGAAGAATACCTTACGTATATAAAGAATTGAAAAATACGCACCGAAAGGAAGATTTATAGATTGCACTTCGATGATCCTGACATTTATTTTATGAAGCAAGCTCTCGAGGAAGCCAGAAAGGGCGCTGAAAATGGAGAAGTTCCAGTAGCAGCTCTTGTAGTTTATGAAGGCCGCATTATAGGTATAGGAAAAAATTACAAACATATAGATCCTACGGCACATGCGGAGATACTTGCTATGCGTGAAGCCTCTCAACATTTGAAACGGTGGAATTTGAACGGCTGTACTCTCTATGTAACCTTGGAACCGTGCCCCATGTGTGCCGGAGCCATTGTATTAGCGCGTATTCAACGTTTGGTTTATGGTGCCTCCGATCCCCGTGCTGGAGCGTGTGGAACGCTATACAATATCGTTCAGGATTCTCGGCTCAATCATAGATGTGACATAAGAAAGGGAGTACTTGCTGAAGAAAGTTCTGAACTCCTTTGGGAGTATTTCAAGAAGAGGAGAAATAATTCTAATAAAGTAAACTCATAATCTTCCTTGCCTGCATACCATACCTGCCATTGTACTATGATATATTCGCAGTATTAGAGTTTGAATTAACTATAAGCATATTGTATAATATATGTGCTTGATTAATTTTAATGTTACATAGAAGGAGGACTTACTATGGACTTGAAAGGTTCTAAAACCGAAGCTAACTTGAGAGAAGCATTTGCAGGAGAGTCACAGGCTAGAAACAAGTACACCTACTATGCCTCTAAAGCCAAAAAAGAGGGACTCAACCAAATAGCAGCCCTTTTTGAAGAGACGGCTAACAATGAAAAAGAACACGCCAAAATTTGGTTCAAATTGTTGCACGACGGAATCCCCACGACAGATGAGAATTTAAAAGATGCTGCTGCCGGAGAAAATTACGAATGGACCGAAATGTATGAGAGCTTTGCTAAAGATGCAGAAGAAGAGGGCTTTACAAAAATTGCATATCTTTTCAAAGCTGTTGCTCAGATAGAGAAAGAGCACGAAGAGCGCTACTTGCATTTACTTAAAAACCTTGAAGAGGGGAAAGTTTTTGTAAGAGAAGATAAAAAGGCATGGAAATGTGCTAATTGTGGCCATATCTATTATGGAGAAAAAGCGCCAGAAGTTTGCCCCGTTTGTGACCATCCCCAGGCTTATTTTGAAATAAAAGCTGAAAATTATTAGAAAAAATAGAGAAGAGGCTCTTGAAAAAAGAGCCTCTTTCTTTTTCATGTACGGTCCAACATGATGCGCGTTATCTCTTTCACTTTACCTGAGTAAACGGAACAAAACTCTGGCTCATCTACTTATGAATCCTTTCATTCCCTAGACATCTACATCTAAAATCGCTATAATGCTCACGTTACGTATCTGGAGGGGTGGCCGAGTGGTCGAAGGCGATCGACTCGAAATCGATTAGGCGGCTAATACCTGCCTCGTGGGTTCAAATCCCACCCTCTCCGCCATTTGATAGTCTAGCCGGTTACAAAGGAGTCTAAAAACCCGCTCACGAAGCGGGTTTTTCTTCTTTTGACAGTCCAGCCCAATACATCTACAATTAAGGGAAGCTAAGTACTAACCGTGCACATAACAGTACACAGGCATAAAAAGCGACCGTACACAAAGGAGTGGCTGGCGATGCTTACAGATACTGGGATTCGGAGGGCTAGGGCAAAAGAGAAGAGATATATGATTTCAGATGGCAATGGACTTTATATCGAGGTCATGCCTTCTGGGAAAAAATATTGGAGACTTCGATATTGGCTTAATAAAAAAGAATATAAAAAATCCCTGGGACCGTACCCTGAGATCTCGCTGAAAGAGGCCCGAGATCTTCGAGATCAAATAAAAAGATCCATCGTACGCACTGGCCAGCCTGTTGTTGCTACGAATACCTTTGAAGCTGTTGCCAACGAATGGCTTGAGAAAAAGGTATTACCCATCAGAACGCCACGACATATTGAAACCGTTACTTCGAGGTTGCGAAGGTTCGTTTTTCCTCATATCGGGCAAAAACCTATCGGTGACATAACTTCTCCTGATGTACTCGCGCTCCTGAGAGAAATGGAAGATAGAGAGATTTATGAAAGCGCGCATAGGGTAAGACAAATCATTGGCCAGGTTTTTCGTTATGGCATTGCCACTGGCGTAGCAGAGCGCGATATTACCGCAGATCTCAAAGGAGCTCTCATCCCTGTAAATTCCAATAGATACCCTACAATTACCGATCCTGTTGAAATAGGTGCCCTTATGCGAGCTATAGGGAGCCTTGACACTCTTGTAGTGCGTTGTGCTTTACTGTTACAAGCGTACACGTTTGTGAGGCCAGGGGAGCTGAGAAAGGCTGAATGGGCGGAATTTGACCTGAAAGGGCAGGAGTGGCGAATTCCCGCAGAAAAAATGAAGATGAAGAGGCTACACATCATTCCATTGTCATCTCAGGCTGTTAGCGTCTTAAAAGAAATTTATCCGGTTACAGGTTTGCGTTCGAAGTACGTTTTCCCCACTGTGAGAGATCCTAACCGGCCTATGAGCGATGCAACTGCAAACGCTGCCTTGCGACGACTTGGATACGAAAAAGAGAAATTCACAGGGCATGGATTCCGCAGTATGGCTTCCACGATTCTCAACGAGCACGGTTGGCCATCTGATGTTATAGAAAGACAGTTAGCTCATATCGAACGGAATGCAGTTAGAGCAGCCTATAATCATGCGGAATATTTGGATCAGAGACGAGAAATGATGCAGTGGTGGGGGAATTGGTTGGAAGAGGTAAAGGGAACAAATAAACATTAGAACAAGACTGCTGTATTAACTTTTGCGAGCTATTTTTCTATAAACGATTTCATTTTAATTAAGAGAGTCTCAAGTGAAAGCCCCTTTAAATAATAGAAAAAGATAACTATTACCATAGTAGTTAAAAAAAATAGTGTGACAAAGAAAATGTTTAACAGAAGGTCTATGCGCTCGCATCTTTTATTTAATTTTTCATACATCTTATAGTAATCTTTCTTGATTATATCTGGGAATTTTCCTTTTGCTTTTTTCTGGTAGCTGATCTCACTTTTTATTGCATTCAAACTATCCCTTTGGTTCCTCAAAACAAAAAACATAGAAAGGGAAAAAATAACTATACTTAGAAGCAACAAAAAATTAGTTAAGCTCCATCCTTTTACTCGTTCAAATTTTAAAGCAGCCAGTGCAGAAGCTAATGGCAAGGCAAGAATTCGACCTGATATTTGGGCAATGAGGTCATTAATTTTTAAGAAATAATCTCTTTTTTGTCCTTCGATGTCATCTAGGGTTTTTTCGATAGAAAAACTACTCATAAACGTTTCGTAATCACCATTTACTTTATGGTATAAATTATCACAGTTTTCTAACAAAAATTTAAGACGAACCGCCTCTTCTTTTAGTTCAACTAGGTGGAATATGTTGTTTCGAATTATTGCCCTTTTTTGTTCTTTATGCGTGCTGTCATCAAAGAATTCTTTTAAACGATTTAAAGAGCGACATCTCTTAAGATCATCAATACTATATGTCAAAGGGATTTCAACTTTCCCATTTTTAAAAAAAATGATCTTCTTTAATGGATTCCCTATTTCATGATCTGCTATGTTGCAAAGAAAAGATATGAAATTTACTACATCGAAATATTTTTGGACATTTTCTGGTGGAGATGTTTTGCCATTATCGCAATCATATAGATAGTCTAAATCAGCGATGTAAAAAATGTCAGGAATATGTATTTTAGTGCAAGCATTTTCTGTTAAGTCCTTAAGTTCAGTGGCAAAGTAGGCTAGAGGAGATGCAGGAAGATAAAAACAAACATTATTTTGTGAAGTTTCCGCAATATCTAAAAGGCCAACTCCTTCTAGCTCCTTAGATATACCCTCACATTGGGATGGGTCAGAGATAGTACCTTTCACACGTCTTTCTGATACAAACTCATGAGAGGAAAGCGCACGGAAAGCTTTGACAGCTGTTTGCAGCTTTTTAGCATGATTTACGTCCATTGAGCGATCCTCCTTATAAGTTTAATTTCCTCGTATAAATCTTTCTATTTTCTCTATTTCTGTTTGGGGAATATTTTCTATGGTAATAGAATGTGCAATTTCATCATAAATTATTGTATCATTAATAGCACTTTGCTCAAATTGTAATTTTACCCCTGTCATAGTTACTTTTAAACGTTTGAGGGTTTCGAATGTTATCTTATGGGGTTTAAATTCATCTGTTATATTATATGTTTCGTTGTTATTTATATATGAAATAAACTCCCCGCTATCTTCTCCAAAAATACGGTTTGATAAATCTTGTAAAATTACTGGTTGCTTATTTCTATCTTTTTCAAAAAGATACCGATAAAGGTCATCTCTTAAACCGGTTTTTTCTTCTTCTGTCATATTCCTTTCTTGGCTAAAATCTGTTACAGCTTTTAATAAGTTTTCGGTACAGCGTTTAGAGCTTGTATAAGCAGAACACCTTAATGCGCTACGGAAATAATTCGTAGCATCATCGTTATTTCTGTATTTAACAAAAGAAAGGTATGAGTTTTCACTATGTTCTTGCCATTTAACCAAGTCGATCCTGGCAACTTCATTTAAATGCTCTAAATCTAATGTGATATGCTGATTTAATTCAAGATCATCATTTATTCCTACACTTGCTTTGTCCTTTAACATAGCAATCATAATATAATCACGATCGCTATTTTGATATTTTATAAATAAAGCATAACCTCCTGTTGATGCTGGGGCTTGTTCCATAAATGTTTTTATTTCATGAGTTATATTTTTTGAAAATTGGACAAAGGGAATGTCCCCGGTAGAAAGCTGACTAAAATAATCTTCAACAAGATTAGGAGTTCCACTATTTTGATCATTTTCAAAAATGCCATACCCTTTATTTGATTTGGTGTTGTATATTTGTCTTAAATCCTCTACTAGTTGTTCTAAATTTTCTTCAATCTCGTTCTCTTTTTCCCTATAATTTATTTCGGCTGTGCTAGTGTATTGTCCCTTTATAATTTGATGTACAATAGCGTTTGATATTTGCATAAGTTTATCCTCCTTTAATCCTTTTCTGTATAGTTATAACTCGTGCTTCTCATATAGATAAATCATCTCTTAAGTGTCCGATGTAGTGGAGGAACTCGTAGTCTGGGCGGTATGCTCTTGGCTTAAAACGGCAATCTCCTCCTTGTGATTATTGATTTCTTGAGAACTCGTTTCCCACTTCGTTGCGAAAACCAAGACAAACAAAATACAAATACCAACCGTTACCGCAGTTGTTTTATTGCGTAAAGGGGGTTTTTTTATCATTGGAAGCATAGTAAATTTTAGGAGTAAAAGGTATTCCTCAATTTCCTCTACTGCCGATATTCTTCTCATATTCCGTCATAAATTTGGTTATCAACCTCTCTTTGGTGATCAACCTCTCTTGTTACTTCAATATATTTATCGAGACTCAAGATAAAGGGGATTTTCCCATCATTACTTACGCCCATAACATTGGTAAACATGGAATCAAATCTACCACTTTGAGATGCATTATTGCCCTTAAGGTTTATAAAATCCTCAACATACTTTTTAAAAGCCTCCCTATCTATTCCTTTTTGAAGAATAGATTCAGGAGGTAGTGATTTGCCTCCGTTTTTAAGTGATTCATATCGAATGACAGATTGAAAAGAGTTATAAGATATTGCTTCTTCTTTGAGTGCACTTATTTCCTCTATAGCTGTTTGTCTTCTAGTTCGTAAAATATCAAAAGCGTCTTTAAGAGGAATTGCATCAATTGCTATTTGAGATATTTTTTCTTGCAAAGTACTTTCTTTAGGAGCGTCTGGCTCAATTTTCGGATACCAGTAATTTTGAGCACATATGATAGCTCCATCATGACAAAATTCCCCATAAATAAAAAAATGTGCTTTTGCTTCTTCACTATGCTTTGAAAAAAAGCTTTCCCCTTTATTTCCTAATTGAGGAAGTAACTCTCCATTTTCAAAATAAACGTCTTCTCCCTTAAATTTTTTGTTCTCAGAATCGATGTCTTTTTTAGTCCTTTTAAATTCTATAAGTAAAAAATTCCCTTCAAAATTGAGGATGGCATCTCCAGCTTCTTCTGGATTGCCATCAAGAGGGAATATGCTTATAAGCCCGCGTTCCAACATATGTAAAAAAATTTATATTCAACCGTTTTTTCCCACCAAATCATATTATTGCCCCCCATCTTTTTCATTCGCCAAATGGCTCTATTGCTTAAATCCCCTAAATTATTTTCAAAAAATCAGCCTCAGACATTATCTCTATTGGAAAACCTTTCGCTCTCAGGTCTTCTGCTTTCTTCGTCTTGGCACTTCTTTCCCCATCAGTGAATAGGGAATAATCCTGAATGCCCATCACAAGATAATTCGTTTGCATCGTAACGCCTTGTTGAGGGGTCCCACCGGCTTTTTCAACCAGGCAAAAAGCTTCCTCTCTAGTCATAGATACCAATGTTCCTGTAAAAGTAATCTTTTTCTCGTAAAAAGGGTGAAAAGGATCTTTGCCACATTCTTCGGGAGAAGGATGTCGCGGTTTTGCTCTTGCAGGAAAATGAATTCCTGAAGGTGTGTACTCCCCGTTACAGATTCCTCCGATGCGGAATCTCAGCTCTTTTTTTAGTTTTTTTAAATCGTTAACATTATGCTCCCTGCACGCTGCCAAAATGATTTCAGCTGAACACCTTGCATCTTCTTCCGCGTCGTGATGTATAAGAGGCAATCCTAGATGACCTGCTACTACAGGCAGGGAGAATGAAGACAAAAAAGGCCATGCTCCTTTGGAAACAGCGACAGAGCAAACAATGTCACAATCTGGAATATCTAAACTGTAAAGGGGAAGGGTGTTTCGAATAACGCTAATGTCGAAAGAGGCGTTATGCGCAACGACGGTAGCGTTTGTAAGTAGAGGCTTAACTTCTTCCCATATTTGGTTGAATTCAGGCTTGTTTTTTACATTGCGTTTTTGAATACCATGAATTCTAACGTTGAAAGGATTGAAGTAATAGTAATCTTTAGGTGGCTTTATGAGCCACGATTTTGTTTCTGTAATTTCGCCATTTTCAACAATAGCTATTCCAAGAGCACATGGGCTGCATCTTTTCTCATTCGCTGTTTCAAAATCTATAGCTACAAAGTTGAGTATTTAAATAACCTCCTCCCTGCATATTTCCAAATATAAGTTTTAAGAAAAAAGCGTTAGCTGACATTCTTTACGTAACAACTTACCACTGAAATCTCTCCTGGATTTCAGTGGTTTTTGTAACTTCTTTTGGGGGCCATTGATCAAGAAGTGGACGAACTCGTCTTGAGTCATGCTGTGAGATGTGTTGTTTTCTGTAAAATGCCATGAAAACTTTACATGTCCTGGGAAACGTTTCCCATCTTGAATACTTGCAGGGGACGCAGCATCGATTTGAATCAAAGGAGAGACACTTGAGCCCGCATAAGAGTTTTTATAAATAATGTCTCCCTTGGCAAAGCCAAAGTTAGAGCCTTGGGTCCAGGCAAGAAAGGAGACGGTGTTTTTGTTGCGCTCCATCAGCTGTATATCTAAAGCGGCATTAAAACAGTCGGGAACATGCATATACCAGTCTGAACAAAATTTGCATCTGATAGTTTGCAAGATCCTTCCTGAGCGAATATCGTTATCATTTGTGCTTGACGCCTTAAGCAATGTCTTAAGTGTTGACAAGGAACCCAGCGTCGTTTCTTGGCACATGTTAATGCCATGTTTTAATTCGCTTTTTAAAGTGGTGTAGAGCTCGTTTTTTGCTCTTTGTAGACTATTGCTCAAGCGGAACTTTATTTTTGTCCCCCTGTTATATTTTTTATCAAAAGAAATAAAATTCTTATCAAGTAGTTCTTCAATACCTTTATTTGGCAACTCCCATGTTTGCCAGTCGAGTTTTTCCATGAGCTTTTTGTATTTCGAAGGGTCTTCTTTTTGCAGTTTTTTGTTTATCTCTTCTGCATGTTGATGTCCGATAATGTCGATGTGCAAAATAAAAGCAAGCATCGTTCTTGCATCGGGTGAAAGAGTGTCTATGTTCATTTTGAATATTCCCACCTACCTAGTCTGAAAGTTCGTAAATATAACTTCCCCAATAGAGCGCATCATCTGATGTACAGTCGAAATCATCTTGAAACAAATTCTTTTTCAAATGGGTTCGTACTTTACCTCGGATGCCACGAGCCTCTTCTTTGAATTTCACTATGCAGTAGTCTTTTTTAAGTTCATCAACAGATTCTGGACAAAGTGAATAGACAAGTTTGATTGTTTCTTTCTTTGTTCGTGGACATTTTAAATTATTTTCTTTTAAGACTTGGCGTAAATCTCTGATGTGGACTAAGACAAGAAGTCTTTCTGGTGAATCCACTTCTTGTAAGATTTCTTTAGAAAGCAACTCTCTATGACTAGATTCATCACGGCAATAAATCCATGAGCCAGTGTCTAGACCATATATCCAACGCGTCAAAAGTGCGTAAAGTTCTTTTTGGGAATCTTCTTGAAGGGAGTCAATTTTGTGCTTTTTATCTTCATTGAAAGTTATAACAACGTTGGAAATTTTACCGAGATCTATAATTCCGAGCTCATGGGCAAGACGATAAATATGTTTACAAGGGATAGTGTGTTTACGTTTGAAGGCTCGTTTAAAGTCTGTGCAAGTGCAGGATGTAAGAGTAGTGATATATGGAGTAGAGCTACTTCCTTTAATTGTGCAAGAACCTTTTACCGCATCTAGATTATCTACCTTAGCGATAAGTTGAGCTCGCTCCATACGCCTTTGTTGGGGTGGCTCGTCATGTATTTTATCTCCCCAGTGCATTCGCCAAAGACAATGGAGACAAATATCCCCACTATATTCAGCACCGCACCTTTCGCATTTCATGCTGGTCACTCCTTAAGTAGTAAAACGTGTATTTTAGATAAAGATCAAATTCCTTTCCTTGGAACCGCCGTTAGAAGTGTCACTTTCCCGACGATATAAAAAAGTCCCATGTTTATTTCTTCTTTAGTAAAGCTTCTGGGCTTGTATTGGGGGGCAGCAGAACGGATTTCAACAGAACCATCTTTTGTGTCGAAATATACCCATTTTATTGCCCATTCTTTTTGCAAGCCAAAACAAACTAAGGCAACATCACCGTCATATACTTCTTCTGCGGGATTCACAACGACTGTGCTTCTGTCAGGGATTCCAGCGCCTTCCATACTATCTCCTTCAACCAAAACTGCAAACGGCTTTTTATCAGCATCTATAGAGATATTTCCTACGACATCAATGGGTAGAAGTATCGTTTTTTCAGCGCTAGCATAAATCTCAATCATGCCCCCATTACCTCGTCCGGCACATGCAATAGCTGTTGGATCAAGAACAGGGACTTCTATCCATTTGTCAAAGTATTGGGCTGATTCTTTTCGTACATTAGAGGTGATGTCAAGTGGGGTAGATCCATCTGTTTCCCCCATAAGGTAGGCGACAGTGGTGCCAAAAACTTGAGCCAACGTTTTCAAAACATTAGCGTCGGGAGTTCTAAGCCCTTTTTCCCAATTAATAATAGAGCTTCTTGAATATCCGGATTTCTCCGCAACTTCTTGCTGAGTCATCCCCTTTCGCTCTCTACATTCTTTGAGCTTTTCCTCAACAGACATCTCATCACCTCTATTTAATTGTCTACGAATGTGGTCATAAATCAAGAGTAAGAAAGTAATCTTTTCGTGTTGACATATGTAACATTTAGATATATAGTTCTTTTAAAGAGTACGATTGACTACATAGCAAGAGTGGGGGTGAAGTGGTGAGTATAGGGGAAAACATCCGTTCTATTCGCGTTTTAAGGGAATTAACTCAAGAAAAACTAGCAGAAATGGCAAAACTTTCAAGGAGCTCAATTGTAAACTTTGAAACGGGCAAAAGGGCTCCTCGAGTAGATGATCTTGAAAGCATTGCAAAAGCTTTAGGAGTAGAAGTTTCTATCTTTTTTCAAGAAAACCCTACTCAGCCCCGGCGAGAGGAGACTCAGGCCGGGGAAACGGAGACTATCTAGGAGAAGCCAGCAGGGTCGTAGAAATACTAAAAGAAGCTGCAAAAAGATACGACCCAGAGGGCGTGAAAGAAATCATGAGAGACATTGGCGACAACGGCAGGGCAGATGATCCAGATCTCAGAAATTTCTTTTCAGAGATTGCTAGAGCTGCAACAGAAGCACTGATGTAACAGCGAGGCGCAAAGAAAGGAGGCTAACAACGTGGAAGGAGATGTAACTATGCCCGAGTTCGGATTCTTGCGGTTGCCAGACGTACTTAAAATCATTCCGGTCTCGCCATCCACTTGGTACAACGGGATTCGTGCCGGACGATTCCCCAAAGGAATAAAAATCACTGGAAATATAGTTGGTTGGAAAGTATCTGACATAAAAAATCTTGTTCAGAAAATTGAAGAGGAGGCCGAAGCGAATGCTTGAAAAAATAGGGAAAAGTCTTTTAAAGATGTTGGCTAAAAACGGCGTGATAAGCGGCCCATACTATTTCAAGGGAATATGGTTTGCAAAAAGAGAGGCTTCCAGTCTTCTCAGTGCCATTTGCGGAGCGGATGAACGGAAAAGGCTTAGCGCAAGATATAAAGATATATCAATCAGAGACGTTCAAAAGCTTTCAGCTTTCGTAGAAGAGGGTTAACAATGCATTGCGTTGTATGGCTTTCAAAGGCTCAAGCTTTAAAAGAATTTGATGACGCTATTGAACTGCAACGTGTTAGGACTGCACATGCAGAGGTGTTACATCAAAAATATAACGATAGTCTAAGCAGAAAAAAGATTAGAGATGAGATTGCGCAGCTGGCAAATCTCCAAAAACAAAGAGAAAGAATGTGTCTGGCATGAAAAGATCTGTCCAAAATGCAGTTGTTAGTTTGTTGAACTATAGAGGGCAAAAATTGCGAGGCGTTGTCTTTCGACGAACTGAAAAGAATGCCCATGCAAGAAAAGCAATAGTGGCGGCTTGTAAAGAGATAAAAAGAGAGTCTCTGATTTTCGAATCAGAGACCGTTTAAAAACTTATAGGCTAGGAGCTGCAACTCCTAGCCTCATTTTAGCATATTGAGGAGGATGCGGCGTAATGACTGACTTTGATATCGCTGGAATGTGTACGGCTAGAGCAAAGCTCACTTCCATGGCGAAAGTGCCCCAACCGAACAAATCAAGTGGCATTACTCGAAAAATAGTAACGGAGCTTTATTGTGAAATTAGAGATGCCCGCATAGCGGGATATAGCTGGCAAAAAATAGCAGATGCAATAACCTCAACGATGAATATAAAACTTACCGGGAGTGGTATTTCCTACGTTTTTCGCACTCTTGACCATCAATATGAGCAAGAGACCGGGGTAGCGGCGCTACCTGTAGGTCGGAATGGCAGGTAATCAGATGAAAAAAATTTATATAGCACATCCACTGCGAGGAGAAACAGCCGATATCGATGAAATTTGGAAAAATAGTGTAGCTATAGATACTATATGCCGCAACGTATCAGCCATAGTGGGAGCCAAAGACACACTACTTCTTTCTCCCATTCATGCATTTAGTTTTATGCCTGTTTTTGGCGACCAAAAAGATGTTTTTGAACAATGCCGAAACATGCTATCTCTTGCCGATGAGGTTTGGGTATTCGGCGATTGGGCGAGCTCTGAAGGTTGCAAGATGGAAATAGAGTATGCCAATAAGCTGAACATCCCTGTGGTCTTTCACCACAACAAAATCAAGGAACTAGACGAATGCCTAGCGTAGAGTATGAGATTTTTGTCGCTGTAGGAAAGTATGTAGATAAAAGCGGTCGTGAAAGAACAAAGCAACAGCGTGTAGGGGAAATATTCTTACATTCGGATGGGAATAGATATATTCGGCTAGATCCGTTTTTCAATTTTGCAGCATGCGAGCGCAAACATGGTAACGACAAACTTTTTTTGAGATGTGTAAAGCCTAAGGAGGTTTAGTCATGGATAATTTACGAATTGTTGTCGAAGACGATCTTTTTATACCTAAAAGAAAAAATATTGGCGATGCCGGAGCAGACATTAGAAGTGCTATAGATGTTGTTATTTATCCAGGTGAAGCTTGCAACATTCCAGCTGGTTTTAAGGTAGCTATTCCATATCAATATGGCGGCTTTATTTTTCCAAGAAGCGGATTGGCCTATAAGCATGGAATTCACCTCTGTAACGGGGTAGGCGTAATTGATCATCAGTATCGAGGCGAAGTAATGCTTCCTCTTCGAAATGATGGTACAAAGCCCTTTACCATTCAGCGTGGAGACAGACTAGCCCAGATGGTGATTCTCAAAGTGGAATTACCAGGCTTTGTAGTTGTAGATGTACTGGATGAAACCGAGCGTGGAGAGGGCGGTTTTGGCAGTACAGGGGTGAAATAGCATGTCTGCGAATGACATTAAAGTTGTAGATTGCAGGGCATTTCCTTTTGCGAGGGTTGATATTCCTGTGATTATAGATTCAGATCTGTCAACATATGAAAAAATGGTGTATGTAGCTCTTTGTACGTTTGCGTCAAGAGCTAATTCGTGCTTCCCTTCTGTAAAAACCCTTGCAAAGGCGGCTTCTTGTTCTGCACGGCAAGTTAGAAGATGCCTTGAGGGACTTGAAAAAAGAGGACTTATACGTATTCATGAAAGAATGACAGAGAAGGGGCAATCATCGAATATTTACGATATTTTGGGGGCTCAGGGGATGACAGAGAGTCAGCCCCCCATGACTGGTAGTCATACCCCCTCTGACAGTGAGTCACCCAGAACTATATTTAGTGAACTAGATACTACTTCTCTTTCAGAGAAGGAAGAACCCCCCTCTGACGAGGCCCTTCCTTCACAGGAAAATGCAGAATTCGTTGATATTGATGAGGTTCCTCAGGTGATGCGCCCAACTGTGGAATATTTCTTGCTCAAAACGGGTAGAAAGGGAATTACGCCAGGAGAACTTTCCGCAGTCAAAACCCTCGAAAAGATTCATGTTCCCGCACGGGTGAACCAAGAGATTGGGAAGGCTGTATCGCGATACGAGAAAAAGAAACGTCCGCTGCACACTCTCACTCTCGAATACATTTATGAAAGCTTGAAATACCAGACTTCGGGGCGGAATGTCAAATCTAAAACGCAAAGGGCTTTGACACCTGACGACCCATACGAAAAACAGCGAGCGTCTGACTTGAAAGAATGGGAATCAAGTCAACAGCAGGCTTTGCTTGAAAAATACGGAGGTGATCTCGATGACAAGCCTAGAAGCTTTGTTGGCTCAGTACCCTCGTAGAAAAGCTAAAGATGAGAAAAAAGCGCTTGAATATTTACAGCGATATTTTAAAGATCCGTCGCTCACGATAGAAGCCTTAGATAATTCTGCTTCAGACATTCTTTACGTACAAGAACAAGATCGTTATTGCACTCATTGCCCTGGATATGGCGGGTGTAAATACCGCGGAATGAGGTATGTAATGCGTTTTGAAGATTTATTTGGTCGGCAAGTTTTATCAATAAAAGTAGGTGACTGCCTAGATCGCAAAAAATACGAGAAGCAAAAGAAAACTGAACAGTTGGTAAAAACGAGCAAAATTCCAGAAGCCATGAAACGCTGTACTTTCGATACATTTAAGACCATGGATGATCCTATCATCAGAACTGCAAAGGGTTTGGCCATGGCGAGTGTGGAAGATGGTTTCTCTCTCGTTTTAGGTGGTGGTACGGGTGTGGGAAAAACCCATCTGGCCATTGCTATAGTTCAGTCTCTTGCTTCACGTGGGAAAAGCGCAGTATTCGTGCCGGTGGTTGATTTGCTTGATGAAATCCGTTCGGGCTTTGAGGATGGAACAGCAAATAAAATCCAACAGGCCGTAAAAGATGCCGATTGTATAGCCATTGATGATTTAGGGGCACAGAGAAAGGATAAAAGTTGGGTCGATGAGCAACTTTTTTCTCTCATAGACGCACGGTACAGGTCGGGGAAACAGACAGTGATAACAACAAATGCGTGCTCTATGTCACAGCTTAAAGAAATGTTGGGTGAGCACGGTACGAGAATAGTTTCTCGGTTGACAGAGATGTCGCACCCCTTGTTTATCAAGGCGCGGGATTTTAGAACACGCAAGAATGTGCAGAAGAAACTGCCTATAGGAAGGTAACGCAGGAGGTGTAGAAATGCCTAATTCAGAAAATGTAGGGGTAAAAATATATAGAAGGAAACCTATTGAACCCATTGAAATTGCAGCTATTCAGTGGACTGGTAAAAACCTAAAAAAAGTTATTGATTTCATAGGACTTCATGAATCTGTGAAAGACATACCATGGAAAAACTATGAAAGGATAGTTAAAAGGCATGGACTAAAGGTTTTCGCCCCACAATGGATAGAAATTGTCCCCATAGGTTATTTTATTATTAAAGATATTAGGGGGGAGCTTACACTTCAACACCCAATAGTTTTGGATGAGGAGTATGAGGAGGTTAAAAATGACTCAAAAACAGAAGGTATCTAACCGTTTAAATAATGCGATAAAAAAATGGATGTTAGCTTGTATTCATGAGCGCATGGCAAAAATGGAGGTAGACGCTATGTCAAGAACATTTGATGAAATCACTGGCGTACAGGAAAGGCAGATAAAATTATCGGTGGTAAAAAATGAAAACCGAAGCTGAAAAGGTAATGATGTATAAATACTATAGAGGTAAAGCAGTTTGTTCAGTTGATGGTATTTGTGATAAAGGAGATTGGGTCTATGGGGCGTTAGTGCCAGGAGACTCCCCTACTGCTAATCCTTATATAACGGGTGGGATAGAAGAGGCAGGAGATGATTTTATTATCCCGTCATTCTGGGTTCCTGTTGATTTAAAAACCGTAGGAGAATTTACAGGAATTTATGATGGCGACAATAAAAAAATTTATACGGGAGACATTGTAAAATGGGACGATGCAACTCATGGGGAATATTGGAGGGTTGCAGAAGTAATACGCCAACCTGGGCATTTTACATTTAGAACAATTCCATCATTATGTATAAATTGTTTAAAAGAAGAGGCGTGTGATTTTCAAATGGGATGTTTCGCGTATTGCCCCGATACAAAAAAGTATGGGAATGTCCTCAAAGTCATCGGCAATATATACGAAACTCCGTATATCAAGTAAATGGTTTAAGCAACAGCAAGGGTAAGGAAGTAGAGGAGGATGACAATGAATGAGATAGAGCGCTTATCAGCAATTATAGATTTACTTGTGACCTACCACCCATCAGGCGTAATGGTCTTATTGGGAGAGCGTCCTCCTCTTTCTGATGTCGAGTGGTTTGAGCTAGCGCAGTCTATTAAAAGCGAAGATGATATTGAGCGGGTAGATTCAAGTGTGAATACTGACGCTTTTTTCGGCCAAATAGCAGCTGGAGATGCCATTGTTCAATTCCTTGAGACATTAGGTACATGGGAAACGGTAGTCGAGGCGGCAAGATCATTCAGAAAAGTATTTCCTGCTGACTGGAATATGTTTATAGATCATGTCAGATACGTGGATAATCCTTTCTCTTCAAGGCTTTATAAAGAAAGTATGTTAGCACGTGTTGCAACAAAATATTCCGTTGATCCTAAAACAGTGACAAGAAGACGTAAGACGGTACCATTGGCAATAGCTCGTGAGGCGATAGGAGGCTTTCAGCTCGCGTTGTTTGGAGAATAAAAATCAAAGTCTCTAATACTCCGTTAATAATATGTTTGATGTTCCGCTGATAATCTTTTTAAAACTGTTAAAATGGTAGTGTGGAAATAAATACGAAAGGCCCTGGCAGATTCTTCTGTCGGGGCCTTTTTATTGCAGGAGGTGAGCGAGAATATCCGTTCACCTCTTGCTTTTTGGACCATACAGAGGAGGGAAAAGAATGTACGCCATATGGGGAATACCTGAAAGGAAGCGCATAAGGATAGGCATTTCAAATGCGCGTTTTTCACCTCTCCCATTTGGCGCTGAAATTATTGCTCTTGTGGAGCCTTGCGACGTGAAATTAATGCGCCGCTGGTGTGAACGAAGGGCAAAGAGGGGCTGGTCCATACAAAAGATGAAGGCGGCGTGTAATTAAACCAAAAGACTGGAGGTGACAAGTTGCAGTTCGTTCAGCCTATTCGCAAACAGAGCACGATTAGAAAAATGAAAGAGGCTCTGAAAAGTAGAAATCTTAGAGATTATGCCTTGTTTTCATTAGGAATAAACTGTGGCTTACGCATATCAGACCTCCTGTCATTAACAGTTAAAGACGTGCTTGCCGGAAGGGGAAAGAGAATAAGAATCTCTAAGGAACTGGAGATAAAAGAACACAAGACCAGAAAGGTAAAACGCTTCCCGATAAACGATAAAGCAAGAGAGGCATTACGAGAATATCTTGTAGAGCGACGGCCTGAACACCTTGACGAGCCGTTGTTCTTGTCAAGGCAAAAAGACGATGAAGGAAACAAAGCAGCCATAAGCAGATTCCAAGTATGGCGAGCTATGAATCATGCGGCGAGAGCTGCAGGAATACCAGAATCGTATCGAATAGGAACTCATACTTTGCGCAAAACATTTGGATATCAGTTGAGAAAATCAGGTGTTGATATTCCTGAAATCCAGATGATGTTGAATCATAGTCATCCTGCTGTGACCATTAGATATTTGGGAATAACTGACGACAAACTAGCGACTTTATACCGAAATTTGAACCTCTAATATTAAATAAAACCGCCTTTTTAGCCTCTATTTTTAATTCTACGAGATCGGCATCTATTTTTAGAAGATACCGCTATAAATAAAAGCTGCAAACATTGCTCTCGTCGGCCTTTGCGCCCGTTTGCTCTGAGTGCAACAGAATATACATATGTAGCACTCAGATAGCGTTTATGGGTTTGGACAAAAAATGCGCAAAGAAGCATGGTCACTGGCCTTTTAAGCTTCACGGGTCCTTCTGGTGTAAAAATTCTGCGGGTCCGTAGGAAGGCTCGGGCTTTCTCTAGCGGGAAGACTTTTCTAACCCATTTCGTTTCGCTTTCAGAAATAGGGTATTGAACAAAAGTTTACAAGGAGTGAATCCAGTATGGGCAGGGTAAAAAAGGAAAAGGTTCAAGATCAAACTGTTACCTGCGATGCCCTAGCATCTATGCTGGGGCTCTCTACAAGAAGAATTCAGCAACTGGCAAAAGATAACATTGTAAAAAAAAATGAAAGAGGCAGATACCTCTTAACGCAATCTATTCAAGGGTATATTGAATTTATAAAAATAGGAGGTTATGATGTTTCGCCTCATGATCTCAAAAGACAAAAGGTACGGCTTACAAAAGCTAATGCGGATCGCGCCGAAATGGAAGCCGCCGTTATGAAGGGATCTCTTATCCCTAATGAAGTCGTGAAGGCTTTTTGGGCAGAGATGGTAACGGCGTTCAAAACGACCGCTTTGTCTTTACCAGTAAAGCTTGCCCCACAAATTTCGGGAGAATCTAATCTTGATTCAGTGAAAGCAATTTTGACAAGAGGAATTCATGAAACCTTACAGGAGATAGCTGATTATGACGCTAGAAAAATCGTGCGTAACGCTCTGCAAAAGTATTCTGCAGATGGCAGCACCGCCACCTAATTTAAAGGTTTCAGTGTGGGCTGATACATATAGATTTCTCTCGAGTGAATCTTCATCAGAGCCAGGACGATGGCGAACAGATATAGCTCCGTATCAAAAAGAAATAATGGATTGTGCTACCCAACCAGGGATAAAACGCATCACAATTATGAGTGCCTCTCAAACGGGCAAATCTGAAATCCTCAATAACATCATGGGGTATTTCGTGCATCTTGATCCGTGTCCGATTCTTTTTATTCAACCAACAGAGGGATTAGCGAGCGCATATTCAAAAGAACGCCTTGCCCCCATGTTTCGAGATAGTTTTGTCTTAAAAGAGCGTATTAGCAAGGTAAAGACAAGGGATAGCGATAATACTATTCTTTCCAAAAGCTTCCCAGGGGGGCATCTTGCGTTAATAGGTGCAAATAGCCCTTCCGGACTTGCATCAAGGCCAGTGCGATTATTGCTTATGGATGAAATAGATAGGTATCCATTGTCATCAGGAACAGAGGGAGATCCAAGAGCCTTGGCCGAAAAACGAACGTCAACTTTCTGGAATCGCCTTATTGTTGAAAGTTCAACTCCTACAATTAAAGGTATGAGCCCGATAGAAAAAGAATATGAGAATGGTACCCAAGAGACATGGACATGGAAGTGCCCAAATTGTGAAAAATGGGTTGTGCCAAGGTGGAAAGACTTGATTTGGCAAGATAAAACTACACCAGTTTTAAAATGTCCGCATTGCCAAAATGAATTTGAAGAAATGGTCTGGAAAAAACAGCCAGGGAAATGGACTGCAAATGCTAAATATAAGGGGCACCGCAGCTTCCATTTAAATGCGCTAGTAAGCCCCAGTAATTGGGTAAACTGGGATGATTTGATTGATGAATTCTTGCGAGCCAAGCGCTCCGGCATTGAAGAATTAAAAGTATTTGTGAATACTAGGCTTGGTGAAACATGGGAGGACCAAGGTGACTCTGTTGAAGAAGAAATTATGGAACAAAGACGCGAATATTACGATGCAGAAATTCCAGAGGGAGTTTGTGTTTTAACAGCTGGAGTTGATGTTCAAGACGACAGAATAGAAGCAGAACTTGTGGGGTGGGGAGTAGGCAAAGAAAGTTGGGGCATAGGGTTTGTTCGTTTCTTTGGAAACCCAGCTACAGATGCCAATGTATGGGATCAGTTGGACTCTTGGCTTCTACAAAGCTATGAATATAACGATGGTAGAAAAATTGGTGTTTCGTGTACGTGCATAGATTCTGGAGGCCACTGCACTACTCAAGTATATAAATTTACTAGGCCCAGAGAGCAACGTCGTGTTTTTTCAATTAAAGGACGAGGTGGAGCTGGCATTCCCATAATAGGGAAATATAGCCGCAACAATAGAGAAAGAGCTGCGTTGTTTACCCTTGGCGTAGATGCAATAAAAGGACTCATTCTTGCTTCGTTAAAAGTTGAAGAAGAGGGAGCAAGTTACTGTCATTTTCCGCGAGAGATCAAGAGAGGTTATACAAAGGAATTTTTTAGAGGGTTAACCAGCGAAAAACGTGTTACCCGTTATTCCCGTGGTGTACCTAGAGTGCGATGGGAAAAAAGAACTTCTGGCATCCGTAACGAACCTTTAGATTGTCGTGTTTACGCAAGAGCCGCTCTTGAAATTCTGAATCCCGATTTAGAAGCCCTTGCTCATGGGGAAACAGGGAATAGACGCGTTTATAAAGTACGTAAAGTCTTGAGCAAAGGAGTGAGTTTATAATGCCTGCTGTTTCTTTAGAGGAAGCAAAAAAACACTTAGGTATGTGGTTAGAAGCCGAAGCAGCTATAGCATCTAACCAAAGTTATAAAATTGGATCTCGTTCTTTAACACGTGCGGATTTAGAGGTCGTAGCAAAACGAATAGATTATTGGCGCCATGAGGTGAATAGACTAGAAAGAGGTGGAAGCGGTACTCGTACGTTTCGAGTGGTGCCGCGAGACCTATGATCGGGAAAAGTATAGATAAACTTGTCGCTGTAGTAAATCCGCAAAAAGCTCTTAAAAGGACTCTTGCCCGAAAACAACTTGAAATATTAGCGTCAGGATATTCTAGACATGGGGCAAGTAGAACAAAAAAAAGTCTCATAGGCTGGCTTTCTAGAAGCGGAAGTCCTGATGAAGATATTACAGATAACATCGAAGTGTTGAGAAGCCGTTCAAGAGACTTGTTTATGGGAAACCCTCTCGCTGCTGGAGCCACAAAAACTATACGCATGAATGTTGTTGGCCCCGGGCTCACTCTTAATTCTCAGGTTGAATCAGATGTTTTAGGTATGAGTCACGAAGAGACACAAGCATGGGAGCGCAGAACAGAACTTGAGTTTGCATTGTGGGCAGATCCCATAGATTGCGACGCTTCTAGAACTTGTAATTTTTATGGGCTGCAGGCATTGGCGTTTATATCATTTTTGATAAATGGTGATGCGTTTGTATTGCTACCTATGATTGAGCGCGAAGGCAGGCCATATAGCCTTGCTATTAGGCTTTTGGAAGGAGATCGCGTGTGTGATCCCATACCACTTCCGCCAGGGAAGGATATACGTGGAGGCGTTGAGGTAGACGATGATGGGGCTCCGGTAGCCTATTGGGTATGTCAAGTTCATCCGGCGGATTCATCAATAAAAAACTATAAAAAGAGAAAAAAACGAGAATGGACACGTGTCCAGGCGTTTGGTAAGAAAACAGGTCGATGTAATGTTCTCAGGCTCATAGATCCAGAAAGACCCGAACAGCGAAGGGGCGTTCCGCTTTTGGCACCAGTGATCGAATCGTTAAAACAGCTAGGTCGTTATACAGATGCAGAATTAATGGCTGCTGTGGTAAGTAGCTTTTTTACAGTGTTTATTACGAGTGGAAGCCAAGAAGGGCAACCATTAGGTGAAAGTCTCCCTATGGAAGAACGAGTCGATACCCAAGACGAGCAATCTATAGAGCTCGGTTCAGGAACGCTTGTCGAATTGGCTATGGGGGAAGACATAAAAGTAGCAGATGCTAAAAGGCCGAACGTAGCTTTTGATGGTTTTGTCACGTCTATTTGCCGGCAGATAGGCGTAGCTTTAGGGTTGCCATACGAAGTGCTGATCAAACACTTTACATCGAGTTATTCAGCAAGCAGGGCTGCGCTTAATGAGGCATGGATGTTTTATAAAACATGGCGAAAATGGCTTGTGCGGTCATTTTGCCAACCTATATATGAGTCATGGCTTGAAGAAGCCGTAAGCCTGGGGAGAATTAGCGCCCCAGGCTTTTTTGATGACCCATTAATTCGTAAAGCATATTGTGGAACCGTATGGAATGGGCCAGCTCAAGGGCAACTGAATCCTGTACAAGAAGTTACAGCAGCTGCAAAACGAGTTGAAGAGGGTTTTAGCACCCGAGCACAAGAAACAGCAGAACTTACGGGTGGAGATTGGGAGCAAAATCACAGACAACGCATTAGAGAAGAACAAATGCGCGAAGAGTTAGGAGGGGTGACAGAATGAGCAAGTTTTGGACGATAAAAGCTCGGTCTAGTGGTGAAGCGGAGGTGTTGATATATGGAGAGATAGGAACGGAAGAAGGCTGGGACGATGTGACGGCGAAGGGTTTTGCCAAAGAACTGAGAGATCTTGGAAACATTAAGAATCTTTCAATACGTATCAATTCACCTGGTGGAGATGTTTTTGCTGCACAAGCTATTTTTTCAATACTAAAGAGCCACTCTTCCATAAAAACTGTTTATGTAGATGGCTTGGCTGCTTCTTCTGCTTCAATCATTGCTATGGTTGGTAACCGTGTCGTAATGCCATCTAATTCCATGATGATGATCCACAATCCATGGACATGGAGCGTAGGGGAGTCAAAAGATTTCAGGAAGCTAGCTGACGATCTAGACAAGGTCAGGGAGTCAATGTTAGCTGTTTATGTGGAAAAAACAGGTCTCGAGGCTGAAGAGATCATAAAGCTATTAGATGCTGAAACTTGGATGACAGCTACAGACGCATTAGAAAAAGGATTCGCAGATGAAATAGAAGGCGTTATTGAAGTGGCAGCATGCGCTTCAGCTATTACAGCTAGCTCTAAAAAACACTTTAAGAAGATTCCAAATGAACTGTTAGCACAAAAAAACAATAAAAAGGAGGATAAATCGCCTATGGAAATTACAAAAAGCATGATCGTTTCGGATTACCCTGAAATATACGAACAGATAAAAGACGAAGGCATCAAGAAAGAGCGAGAGCGCATAAGAGAAATTGAAAATCTTGGTGTTGCTGATTGTAGCGATGTTATCGAAAAAGCAAAATTTGATACAGGAGAACCTGCTGCAGAAGTAGCGATGAAAATTTTAAAGGCCCAATCTGAAAAGAAAAAAGAACGTCTAGAAAATTTAAAGGATGATGCAAGTGTCTTAAAGGGCATTAAAGTAGATGCTTTAGAAGGTGAAGGTGTGGATAAAGCAGCAATGGAAGCTTCTCTAAAAAGTGGTTTTGAAGGGAGGAAGAAATAATGGGCTATGTAGAGACACTAGGGAGCACTAGTCCTGATCGATTAATAGCCGGTCAATTCCCGCAAGTATTAGAAGCGGCACAAATTGCGCCAAGTCAAGTATTAAAGAGAGGCACAGTTTTAGGACGAATAACAGAGAATGGTTATTGTGTCGCTGTAAATTCAGCCGCTGTTGATGGTTCAAAAGATATTTTTGCTGTTTTGGCTGAAGACATTACGACTGATGCCAGTGCCTTGTATGCAGAAGTATATCTAACAGGAGAATTCAACATAAATGCATTGTTTTTTGGAGGATCTGATACGGCAGCTACTCATAAAGATAATGCTAGGAAATTATGCATATTTTTCAGAGATAGCGTAAAAGCTACTCAATAAGGAGGGATAAATAATGCCATTTGATCTTTTTTCTACGCATACAATGTTGATGCCTTTGATTGAAAATTTTGATCCGAAGACATTCATAAGATCTACCTTTTTTAGTTCATACAAGACGTTCGATACGGAACACGTAGTAATTGATCTTTATAGAGGAGCTCGTCGTATGGCCCCTTTTGTTAGACCTCGAAAAGGAGGCAAAACCATAGAGCGAGAGGGAAGAGAGATAAGACAATATACTCCTCCGCTTGTGGCACCACAGGCTCCTACAACTGCAGAAGATATTCAGAAAAGGGGGATAAGTGAGACTCCTTTTGCAACAAAAACTTCCGATGAGAGAGCAGCTGAACAACTCGGAAGAGACCTTGCAGAGCTTGATGAAATGGTCACGCGTCGCGAAGAGTGGATGTGTGCCCAGGCACTTTTTGAGGGGCAGATCCATATGCTTGATCAAGAAGAGGGCATTGACGAAGTGATAGAGTATCCAATTACTCATATAGCGTTATCCGGGACATCTCTTTGGAGTGACGCTGGGAGCAATCCTCTTGCTGACTTAAAAAATTGGTGTCGCCAAGTTGGTAAAGATTCTGGTGTTGTTCCGAATATGGCCATATTGGCATCTGATGCCATAGACGCATTTTTAAAAAATGAAAGTGTTTTGAAAGCTCTTGATACACGAAGAGTAGACCTAGGCCAGATCAATCCACAGGCATTGCCAAATGGAGCTAGTTATATAGGCCATATTTTATTGCCAGAGGTTTCTCTTGATCTTTATGGTTACAACGAATGGGTATATGACGAGGAGACCTCTAAAGATGTCCCGATAGTTCCTAGTGGGCGTATCATTTTAGGAAACCCATCAGCTAGAACAGAAATGCTTTATGGTACGGTTTATAACCTTAAGCAAGGTTCTATTGCCGAACCGCGAGTTCCTTTTAGTTGGGTAGAAAATGATGGAAGTGCTCGGTGGGTTCGTGTCTCAGCTCGTCCCCTACCTGTGCCTATTCAGGCGGCAGCTTTCTTGCGCGCAACGGTTCTGTAGTTATGTTTTTAAAAGCCATAATACCAATCAAGCATGATGGGAAAATGTATTTGCCTGGAGAACAATTAGAGGTTACTCCCTCAGAAGTAATGCGTCTTGTTGCTTTACGAGCCGCTGTTATTCCTACTAATATTCTTGAAGATGAGAATAACCAAGAAGAACAAATTGAAGAAGATAGAGCTCCAAAGCCTGAAGAAACATTAGATAATTTAGATCCAGACGATGAAATGGAAAAGAGAATAGCAATGGAAGAAGAATACAGAGCGTTAGGAGGTCGTCCGCAGCCAGAATGGCCAATAGAGAAATTACAAGCCAAACTGGAGGAAAGAAGGGCTGAATAATGTCTTTTAAGGAATGTCTGGAAAAAGATATTACTGTGTTTTTAAATATTAAAGAATTTGGAGAAGAGCATATTCTTGATGATCACAAGATTGCCATGATTATTGACGAAGATATTATTAATGAGCGTCAGAACAGAAAAAGAGCTACAGAATATGTAGAGGGTTTATTTGCTAAAGAAATAAGCCTCTTTGTGCGCTCAATCGATTTACCAGAGATTCCTGTGCATGGTCAGATGGTGATTCTTGATGGGAAAAAGTTTTTTGTTAATGGCGTCTTCAATTCAAATGGGGTAACAGAAATTGAACTGGTGGCGAATGAATCATGATCGATTTAAACACAGAAAATATAGAACATACTCAGAAAGCATTAGCGGGAATTAAGGGAGGGGCCGAAAAGGCCCTTTCCCGTTCCTTGAATAAGGCAGTAAAAGGAATCAGAACAGATGCTGTTCGATCGGCGCGAGAAGAATATGTTGCTAAGGCAAAAGACATACGGAGTACGATTCGTATTTCACGCTCGAAGCCCAATGCATTAAGAGCAAGTGCAGTATCAAGAGGAAAGAGGATATCTCTTTATAACTTTAAGGTTAGTAAACAAAACGTAAAACAGAAACGGCCGGTTAGGGTGCAGGTAAAGAATACTGGGGGAGCCATGAAACCATTAGCTCATGCCTTTGTGAGAACAATGAACGGTAGTCAAACAGGAGTTTTTGAACGTGTTGGCAAAAGAAGACTTCCAATAAAAAAACTGACAGGCCCGGCTGCTCCGACAATGATCGGCTCAGAAACAGTTCGCATAGCTATAGAAGAAAATGCCTTGCGACGTTTTGAGAAAGAGCTTGACCATCAAATCATCTACTTAATGGAAGGAGGCCGCTAAATGTGAATGACCTTGTCGATTCAATTTGTGCGTTTCTGGGTACTGTCGTTGCAAATTATTCGCTTGAAACAAACCAAAAAGCTACAAAGTCTCCGCAGGTTGTCGCTGGGTGGCTTCCTCCCAAAAGATCGAGCGACATCCCCGACTTCCCTTATGTCATTGTACGAGCTTCAGAAGGCAAAGACTCTGAAGAAATGGCCACTGTTACGGTAAAAATACTGGTTGGCACATATGCGGAAGATCCGAACGGATTCCGGGATGTTCTGAACATCATGGAACGAATTCGCATTGCATTTGGAGAGCAGCGTGTTTTAGAGAAAAAATATAGGATGGAATACCCTTTTTCGTGGCGGTTGTTTGATGACCAGCCATATCCTGAATGGGCTGGTGAAATTACAACAACGTGGGTTGTGCCACTTCCACAGGAAATACTTTCTACAGAAGAGGAGGCTAGAATTTATGGCCAAGGATACTAAAAAGCCAAAGACAATACCCAAAGTAGAAGAAATAGATAGAGTAACATATTGCGGCCCCAGCATTCCCACGCTGGGGCTTTTGCATGGCTCTACGTTTGTTGGGGGCTTGCCGGAACAAATAAAAACTCTGGCAGATGATAACCCATTCATTAAGCCTCTCTTTGTGGAGCCACAAGACGTTGGAATAGCTTTAGTTGCTATTTCTACGCATGGAACCGTTCTTCACTCCCTTGCAGGGCGTGCCAGGAATATATCTATAAAACGAGGTGAGAAGGCATGAGCTATTTCCATGGAGTAAGAGCCTCTGAAATTCCTACAGCGATTATCCCGCCCGTGAGACTCGATAGCCCCGCTGTAGTCATAGGAACTGCACCTGTGCATATGAGTCTTGATGGAGTTGGGAAGACGAATGTCCCAATTCTTTGTTACTCATATAAAGAAGCTGTTGAGGCTTTCGGCTATTCTGCCGATTGGGGGAATTATTCTTTGTGCGAAGCCATGTACACGTTCTTCGCTCTTTTCGGTGTAGCACCAGTCGTTTTTGTAAACGTTCTTGACCCTACGACGCATAAAACACCTGTAGCCAGCGAGTCTGTTGGCATTGGAGCAGATGATAAAGCAGTATTGAAAGAGTTCGGTGCTTTGCCAGGATCTGTTGTGGTAAAGAGTCAGGCTGGAGATACGACATATGAGCTTAACAAAGACTACATCCTTTCTTTTGATGACGATGAGAAGCTGGTAATTACTCGCGTTGCTACTGGAACGATAGAGGCTGAGGCAACACTGACAGTTTCTTACGATAAACTTGATCCCACAGCTGTTAAAAATACAGATATTGTAGGCGGTTACGACGTAGCAACGGGCAAGTATACAGGTCTCGAACTCGTGGAACAGGTATTCCCGAAGTTTAGGCTTGTCCCAGGCATGCTATTGGCTCCTGGTTGGAGCGATGATACTTCCGTAGCATCGGTTATGGCGGCTAAGACAAAGAATATCAATAGCGTTTTTAAGTCGATTGCTCTTGTTGATATCCCCGTAGATGCAAATACAAAATACTCTGATGTTCCTGGTTGGAAAACAATAAATAACTTTGTTCACGAAAATATGATCACATGTTGGCCGAAGATCAAGCTGGGTAACGCTGTCTATCATCTGAGTACTCAGGTGGCTGCTTTGATGATGCAGATCGATGCTGAAAACGAGGGAATTCCATACGTGAGCCCTTCCAATCATCTTCTGCAGATGGATGGATCAACGATTGGTGATACTAGCGAGAGCAATGAGATAAGCCTAACCCTTGACCAGGCAAACTATTTAAACAGTCAGGGTATCGTTACTGCCTTGAATTTTATAGGTGGGTGGAAATGTTGGGGAAACCGCACTGCGACATATCCAGGCGTTACCGATGCAAAAGATTCTTTCATTCCTGTAAAACGCATGTTCTACTGGAAGGCCAATCAGCTGATCATGACATATTGGCAGAAAGTTGATGCCCCTACAAATCGACGATTGATCGAGACTATCGTCGATAGTGAGAATATCAATTTGAACGGACTCGCGGCACGAGGAATTCTGGTAGGCAACCAGAACAGAGTGGAGTTCAGATCAGATGAAAATCCGTTGACCGATTTGATCGATGGAATCGTTCGTTTCCACTTGTTTATGACTCCGCCTATTCCTGCACGAGATATTGAGTGGCTTATCGAGTATGACGTAAGCAACCTCAGTTCTCTTTTTGATTAGGAGGGATGTCGAATGAATATAGTTCCAGAAAAGCTGATTAACTTTAGAGTTTTCAATGAGAGCAACGATTTGATTGGCGTAGCTGATGTCGATTTGCCTTCTCTTGAGCCAATGACTGAGACAGTTAAAGGGGCAGGAATTCTTGGAGAGATAGATTCCCCCACACTTGGCCATTATGGAAGCATGACTCTTACAATTAACTGGAGAACTGTTACCAGTAATTCCGCTGCATTATCTGTTCCTCAGGCTCATCAGCTCGATATGCGAGGAGCCATACAAATTCATGATGCTGCTACAGGAAAATATACTTCTGAAGCGTTAAAGGTTGTTTGTGGCGCTGTTCCTAAAAAGACAGGGCTAGGCAAACTGGATGTAGGCGCTTCAGGAGATGTGGCCAATGAGTTCGAAGTTTTACATATCAGGGTGTGGCTTGAGGGAAAAGAGCTTATCCATATAGATAAGCTCAATGGCGTGTGCAAAATCAACGGTGAGGATGTGCTCGGTAAGGTAAAAGCAGACCTTGGGCTTGTGTAGGGAGTGTGAAACATGGAGACAATAAAACTGACGAAACCTATATCTTATGCGGGGAAAGAATATAAAGAATTAGAACTTGACCTTGAAGGGTTGAGTGGTGCTGACATGATTGCGGCAGAGCAGGAATGTCTGGCTCTTCAGCAGGTAGTTTCACCAGTTGTTGAGTTTTCTAAATCATATCTCAGCAATCTCGCGGCCAGAGCCGCACATGTTGACTCAGATTTGATTAGGCAGCTTCCAGTAAGGGATTTTTCCTACGTCACTCTCGTGGTGCAAAATTTTTTGCTGGATACGGGAGGCCCTCGGGAAGAACTATTAGACGCTTAATATTGCGAGTAGCTCAATATACCCGAACGGGTGTTGATTTCTGGCTACGAATGCCTCTCGCAGAGTTGATGCAATGGATAGAAGATATAGCTGATGTAATAAAGAAAGGTGGTGGCAGGCATGGGGAGGGTTTATGAGTTTGCGATACAGTTGGGATCAAAGTTATCTAGCGGTTTTGGCAAGCCTTTCATGTCTGCCGCCGCAAATATTGATAGGCTTGATAAAAATCTAAAGAACTTAAAAGATAGACAAGGCAAGATAGATGCTTTTAGAAATCTAAGGAGAGATATTCACGATACTCGTTTGTCGTTTGTTCAGGCCCAATCTGATGTAACTCGTTTATCTCAAGAGATGCAAAGAGCTGAGAAGCCTACAAGAGCACTTCAAAACAGGTTCAATGCTGCACAGAGAAAAGCGGAAACCTTGCGAGGAAAGCTCAAGGGGCAACGGCAAGAGCTGACACAACTTCGTGGAACTCTCAGTGCTGCCGGCCTTTCAACCAAAGGCTTTCGTAGCGAACAAGAAAAACTTGCAAAACAGATAGAGAAAACTACCAAAGTTCAAAAGAACCTTCAAGCAATACAAGGCATGAAACAGGCCAATCTTCAGCATCGAGCGCAACTAAGAGGGCAGATGGTAGATACAATGGCTCTTGCCTCCTCTATCGCAGCTCCAATTTATGCTGCTGCTAAGGCTCAAGAAGCAGAAGTGCGACTTTCTACAGTTATCAATGCAAAAGACAAAGAATCAGCGATGAAAGAAGCAGCTTCTGTAGCTAGACGATTGGCAAAATC